TAACTTAACTTGGTCTAAAGTGTCTTCTCCATCATTAAGTCAAGTTATCTATCACTCTCTAGCTGATACAGTAAACGGTGGAACGCAGATTCTATCTTTCCAGTGCCCACAAGGATCTCAGTTGGTAACAGGAACTTCTGCTCAGCGTTCTTACGCTTTGACCACAATTGATCTAGAAGATATCGCTTCATTGGGTAACTCAATTCTTGGTGGTGATAGCGTGTTCCCAGACGGTCCAGATATCTTGACGCTAAGATTCCGCTACACTGGTGATGCAGCTCAAATTGGTCTTGGTACGGCTTCTTCATCTCAATCTCCGTTTAAGTTGTCAACAAGACTTTCTTGGACAGAATCACAAGCATAAGGAACTGTTATGGCAGTGGCAACAAGAGAACAATTAAAAGAGTATTGTTTAAGAGAACTGGGTGCACCAGTTCTCGAGATTAACGTGGATGAAGATCAACTCGAAGATCGCATTGATGATGCTCTCGAGAAGTTCAGAGTGTATCACCATGAGGGTACTGAGAAGTTCTATTTAAAACATCAAATAACGCAAACAGATAAGGATAACAAATATATCCCTATACCAGATGCAGTTTATGGAGTAACTAGAGTTTTCCCTACAGGTGGATCTGGAGCATCTGGTTCTAGTCGTAATATGTTTGATATGCAATATCAACTAAGATTGCATGATCTTTACGATTTAACTAGCACTTCAGTTATCTACTATGAGATGGTAAGAGGTCATCTTGCACTTTTAGATATGGTTCTAAATGGGCATACTCTTTATCGCTTCAATAGATTCCAAAATAGATTACATCTAGATATTAACTGGGAAAGTGATGTTAGCGTTGGTGAGTATGTTTTAGTTGAGTGCTATCGTGCTCTTGATCCAGTTACATTCCCTAGAATGCTAAACGAAACTTGGCTAAAGAAATATACAACGGCACTGTTTAAAAAACAATGGGCAACTAATCTTAAAAAGTTTCAAGGTCTTCAACTTCCAGGTGGTGTTGTTATTGATGGTGATAAATTATATCAAGAAGCAACAGAAGAGATTAAAGAATTGGAAGATGAATTAATTAATAAATCTGCTCCACTGGAGTTCTTCTTAGGTTAACAATGGCACGAAATGTCTATTTTAGTCATGGGACAAAGAACGAACAGTATCTTATTGAAGATCTAATTGTTGAGTCTCTTTCCATTTATGGACAGGACATGTATTACATTCCAAGAACATTAGTCGGTGGTAAAGATGAAATTCTTGGTGAAGATCGTTTAAGCAAATTCCTTGATGCATATCCTATTGAGATGTACTTTGAAAATGTTACGGACTACGGTGGTCAGGGTTCTTTCATTCAGAAGTTTGGTTTATTTAATGAATCAAGCGCAACCTTCACGGTAGCAAGACGTAGATGGGATCAGCTTATTGGTAGATTCGGTCAAACGATTATCCCAGCTAGACCAGCAGAAGGCGACCTATTATATTTCCCACTAACAAAAGGTTTGTTTGAGATCAAGTTTGTAGATCACCTTGATCCATTTTTCCAATTAGGAAAACTATACATCTATAAACTTCAAGTTGAACTATTCCAGTACGCTTCCGAAACTATTCAAACTGGTATACCAGACATTGATGTGTTTGAAGAATTGAAGTCTTATGGTGAGTACGGTTTACTACTAGAAACTGGAGACTTAATGCTTGCAGAAAATGGTTCGCAACTCGGTGGCGGTTATGGGACCGATGAGGTTACCTCTTTTGGTGATAATGAAAAGTTTAGAAAAGAAGCAAAAGATATTATTTTCACTGAGGATAATCCGTTTGGGGATGTGTTATAATGCTAAAAGGTCAAACATTCTATCACGGTGTAATCAGAAAGACTATCGTTGCTTTCGGTAGTCTTTTCAGCAACATTAAAATTGAACGAAAGTTAAAAGAAACAGCAGCGGAGTTTGGTAATGCTGGAGATACAGTCCAAACTGTTGATGTGCCTATTGCATATGCGCCTAAAGAAAAATGGATTGTTCGTGTTGACTCTGACCCAACATTAGAGAATTCAGTTTACACCACTCTCCCTAGACTATCATTCGAAGTTACTAATGTTTCCTATGACGCAGCACGCAAAGTAAATAGAATGAATAAGTTGGTTTGCATTAAAGATAATGGCGGCAGAGATCAAATGTTTGCGCCAGTACCCTATAATATTGACATAGCATTATACGCTATATCAAAAACCCAAGAAGACTGTTTGCAAATAGTTGAACAGATTCTACCTTACTTTACTCCAGAATTTACACTATCGTTAAACATAGTTCCAGAGATGAATGTAATTCAGGATATTCCTATTATTCTAAATAGTGTATCTATTCAAGACGATTACGATGGAGACTTTCAGACAAGAAGGTTCGTCACCTATACTATGACATTTACGCTTAAAGTAAATTTATTCGGTCCAGTTTCTAGGAATGGTATTATTAAAACTGTTAATGCTAGCATTGCACAAAGTGATACATTTGATATTGACTCATCAACATATACAGCAACTCAGGAGACACCGACCTCTACGGTAATTGAAGGTTGGGAATAATGAAAAATTATAATGCGAATTCGAATTTAAAAGCAGTTGGAGTCCCTGTCGATTGGACAGAGGAAACAATCAAAGAATATATGAAGTGTAAGGATGATCCTGTATACTTCATAGATAACTATTGCTACATCGTCACGCTTGATCATGGTCTTCAACAATTTAAATTGTATGATTGCCAAAAGAAAAAAGTAAAGACTATCCATGAAAACCGTAAGGTAATTATTATGGAAGGTCGTCAGCAAGGTAAAACTACAACTGCTGCTGGATATGTTCTTTGGTATACTATTTTTAACGACAATAAGAACGTCGCTATTCTTGCAAATAAAGCATCAACATCCAGAGAAATACTTTCTCGTTATCAACTTATGTACGAGAATCTACCTCTTTGGATGCAACAAGGTGTTAAGACTTGGAATAAAGGTGACGTAGAACTAGAGAATGGTTCAAAGGTATTTACCGCAGCAACAACTATGTCAGGTATTCGTTCTAAATCTGTCAACCTATTGTACATTGACGAAGCTGCGATTATTCCTAATCAGATTGCAGAAGCATTCTTTACATCTATCTATCCTACAATTTCTGCGGGTAAATCTACTAAGATTCTTATTACCTCAACTCCGCTTGGCTACAATCACTTCTGGAAATTCTGGAATGATGCCGAACAGGGTCATAATGACTTTGTGCCACTGTTTATTCCATATTGGGAAATTCCTGGACGTGATGAGAAATGGGCTAATGAGCAGCGTCGTCAACTTGGCGATCTTAAATATAACCAAGAGGTTCTTTGTAAGTTCCTCGGTTCTTCTCTTACTCTTATCAATGCGGATACAATCGCTCAGATGTCTCCAGTTAGACCGATATACGCTAATGAGGGTCTAGAGATCTTTACGAAGCCTGAGAAGGATCATACATATGTTCTAGTAGCAGATACCTCTCAGGGTATCGATGGAGACTACAGCGCATTTACTATTGTAGACATTACGGAAACCCCATATTTCATTTCCGCTAAATATAGAAGCAACAAGATTAGCCCTCTATTATACCCGAACATTATAGAGAAAGTTGCAAAGCAGTATAATGAAGCATACGTCTTAATTGAGGTAAACTCTGATCCTCAGGTTGCTGATATTTTATATACAGAACTAGAGTATGAGAATATGCTGTTTGTAACAAGAAGTAATAGTGGTCAAATCGTGAACGGTGGCTTCGGTGGGGGAAGAACTAAATATGGTGTTGCTACCGATAAAAAGGTTAAAAGAATTGGATGCTCAGTTTTAAAGAGCTTTATCGAAGAGAAAAAGCTAATTATCACTGATGCTGATATAATATCTGAACTTTCTACATTTATTGAAAAGAGGAATTCCTATGCAGCTGACGATGGGTACTTTGACGATCTAGTTATGACTCTGGTTCTCTTTTCCTGGTTGACGACTAATCCTTATTTTAAGGATTTAAATAATTTGAACTTGAGAAAATTAATTTACGAGAAACAACTAAAGGCAATTGAAGATGAACTTACCCCATTTGGATTTTTCGATGACGGAACTCCAGATGAGGAAAAGCCCATATACAACTTCTAAAATACCGTTTTTAATAAATAATTCTATGAAGTTTGTGCTCTTCAAAGCAAAAGAATAACATGTAAATGTAATAAGGAGAATTACAATGCCTTTCCAACTTAGTCCAGGAGTTTCAGTTGTAGAGAAAGATTTCTCTTCAATTGTCCCAGCAGTTTCTACTTCTGCGGGAGCTTTCGCTGGCTCATTCCAGTGGGGTCCAGTTCTAGAACCAGTTCAAGTGTCGTCAGAAAATATTTTAGCAGATCGTTTTGGTAAACCAACAGATGCCAACTGGCAATCATTTTTGGTCGCTGCTAACTTCCTATCATATGCAAATAACCTATTAACAGTTCGTGTTGATGCGCCTAACCTACGAAACGCAGTTGCAATTAAGACTGGTTCTATTGGTATTGCTCTTAGCAGCGCTGGTGTTGGGTACGAAAATGCTCCAACAATTAGCATCTCCGCTCCTGATATTAGTGGTGGTGTTCAAGCTGTTGCAACGGCAACTCTGTCAGCAGCAGGTAGCTTAAAATCAGTTTCAGTAACTGCAGGTGGCGCAGGTTATACTGTTGCACCTACTATCACCTTTACTGGTGGTGGCGGTACTGGCGCTACTGCTACTGCAGCAGTTTCTGGTGGTGCAATTACTGGAATTACCGTAACAAATGCTGGTTCTGGTTATACTAGCGTTCCTTCAGTAACAATTACTGCTGACGCAGGTGATACTATTACTGCTCCAGCTTCTGCTACTGCAGTTCTTGGAAAAACTGTTGCTTCAATCACTGTTTCAACAGCTGGTACTGGTTATAGTGCTGCTCCAACAGTAACAATTACTGGTGGTAATCCTACTACTGCAGCTACTGTTACACCAAGCGCAACAGTTGCTGGTGTAAAAATTAAAAACACAGATGAATATCTAGGTGCATACTCAACAGGACAAGGTCTTGTTGGTTCTTGGGCTGCTAAATTCCCAGGAGCATTAGGTAACTCTATTACTGTTTCTATTGCTGATAGCGCAACTTTTGACACTTGGGTATATAAAGCAGAATTTGATAGCGCACCAGGAACATCTTCTTGGGCTGTTAACAACGGCAAATCTTCTGCAGCAGACGAAGTTCATATTATCGTTATCGACTCTTTAGGATTGTGGACTGGTGTTGCTGGTTCTACTCTAGAGAAATTCGCTTACGCTTCTAAAGCTGATGGCGCAAAACGTGTAGATGGTTCTAATGCATACTACAGAGACGTTGTAAATCAAACATCAAGATATATCTGGTGGATGGATCATCCTACTGCAGTAGCAGGATCTGGTTCAAACTGGGGTGTTCGTGTTGAGAACATGACTGATTCTGCATTTAAGGCATTAACAGCTGCTCAAACAACAACTCTATCAGGTGGTGTTGACGATTTTAGCATAAGTGATGCTACTTTACAAGGTGGTTACGAGCTGTTTAAGAATGACGAATTATACGACATCTCCCTAATCCCACTTGGCGCTGCTTCTTCTGCAGTTGCAACTTGGGTAATTAACAATGTTGCTGAGTTTAGAAAAGATTGTATCGCATTCGTTTCCCCAGCACTAGCTGATGGATCACCTATAACTCAACAGACTGCTAACTATATTGAAGAAATCATTACATATAGAAATGCTCTTCCAAGCAGCAGCTATTCAGTTTGCGATTCTGGTTACAAATATCAATACGATCGTTACAACGATAAGTATCGCTATGTTCCACTAAACGGCGACATCGCTGGTATCTGCGCAAGAACCGATTACGATGCAGACCCATGGTTCTCTCCAGGTGGTTTCAATCGTGGTCAAGTTAAGAATGTTATTAAGTTGGGTGTTACACCAAGTAAGACTGAGCGTGATACTCTTTATAAAGCAGGTGTTAATCCAGTTGTTACATTCCCAGGGCAGGGAACTATTCTGTTCGGCGATAAAACAATGTTGGCTAAACCAAGCGCATTTGATCGTATTAACGTGCGTCGTCTATTCATTACTCTTGAGAAATCTATTGCAACTGCAGCTAAGTTCCAGTTGTTCGAATTTAACGACAGCTTTACACGTGCTCAGTTTAAGAACCTAGTCGAGCCATTCCTACGTGATGTTCAAGGTCGTCGTGGTATTATAGATTTCCGTGTTAAGTGTGACGATTCTAACAACACTGGTGAGGTTATTGACCGTAACGAGTTTGTTGCTGAGATCTTTATTAAACCAAATCGTTCTATCAACTTCATCACTCTGACATTTGTAGCTGCTCGTTCAGCTGTAAACTTTGATGAAATTGGTGGATAAATAATATAAAGAAGTCACAACAGGAGATTTAAATGGCAAATATTTCAGATTTTAAAGCGCAACTTTTTGGGGGTGGTGCTCGTGCTAATCAAT